CGTTTCTCAGCGACACATAGATCCCCGAGGATCCATCCGTCCCGACCCCATTTCTGAAGGGTGCACAAGGCCATGACTTTTGCACCCTCCCGAATTGTATAAAGCCTGTCGAAACACTTGGGGTTCCACAGGCTTTCACCCGGGCCAAAGTTCCTGGTGATGAGTTCGTCCATGTATTTTACATGCGCGGAAAGCTTTAAGAAAATGCCTTTGTAGAACCGGACTCTTTGCGGCGCTCACGTTTGGCGTCTGCGCTAGCCTTGTTGGCTGCCGCCAGCTCAGGGTTAGCCTTCGCCTTGTTCTCCTGCTTGATCTTTTTCTTCTCAGAATCCGTGAGCTTGTCGGGTATTTTCTTGATGTCAACCATTACACTTGAAGTATAAATTAATTACCCACACATAAGCGCGGTTCCATTTAGCTCACGTAAGACATAAAAGAATAAAACTTGAAAAAATCAATGAAGTGGCTTTTCATCGGTCCAACCTTGCTCGCAGGGATTGGTCAGGTGACTCGTCAGTATTCTGAGCTGATAAAGAGTCTCGGTCACGAGGCGGATTACATTCCGTTTGGTGACGTGGTTCCAAATAAAAAGTACGACGTTGGATTTGCATTTGTGCTCCCAATTGAACAGCATCTGCACGTTGTTGATGCAATGCTCAAAAATTGCAAAAAGAACATGTACATGACAATATGTGAAACCGAGACGGTTCATCCTATCTATGAAATTCTCGTCAAACGATACAAGACGCTTTGGACCCCGAGCCAGTTTTGTCTCGACGTATTCAAACGTCAGTTTCCAGATGGTGACTGGAAACTTTTACATTTGTGGGCGCCAACCTCAACGCTCAATTTGCCCGTCGTGGACAGTGAACCGTACACATTTTACACAATTGGAAACATGCTCGATCCGCGCAAAAACATCAAAATGCTGATCGAGGCGTTTGTTCGACTCCAGATGCCCAACTCACGCCTTTTGCTCAAGGCGACGTGTAAACAAGACGTCTCGTGGCGCATTCCAGGTGTTGTGGTGATCAACGGGCTGCTGAGCGACGACGAACTCGAGCGCCAAGTGCATGCACAAGGTCACTGTTACATAAACTGTTCACATTCCGAGGGAGTTGGAATGGGAGCAGTCGAAGCCGCACTTCGTGGAAAGCCGGTTATTATTACAGATTTTGGAGGTCTCAAAGAATACGTTCCTGACACGCCGTTTGTCGTCAAGTGTTCTCGGACTGAAATTCAGATTGATGATTTCCTGTTTCAGAAGGGGATGGTGTGGGGTCAGCCGTCGCTTGATGACCTGATGTCATATATGCGTACATGTTACGAAACTCGAGTCGTAAAATGGGATCATCCTGGTACAAAAAAACTTATTCATGAGATTGGTGACTCTTTGATGGAGCAGGGGTCATAAAATCCTCGGTCATGATTTCACCGCGATCACCGCCACCAGATGTTCCGTCGCCGTAGTTCACCATGTAGTAGGCTGTGGCGTACATCACAATAGCAAGCATCACAGAGCTAAAACCGAGGAACGCCTGCTGAGCCTTTAAGTAGGAGACAAAATCATCAAACGCCTTGAAACCTGTGGGGTTGACAAAGACACGCGGCAGAGCAAATATAATCACGAGGTTGATTACAAGTGCAATGAAAATGGGTTTGAGTTCAACCTGCTGATGCATCTTTTATACCATAGATCCATGTTTTTTACAAAAGCACCCGCCTGCCATCGCCTTGAAAGTGCATTGCCGCCCCTCCAGTGTGCGAGCCGTGCACGCTGGTCCTCCCCCAACCTTTTTCTTCGCAGTCGCTGCCGTTGCCGGTACTTGAGCAGATGTTGGCTTGTAGTCTGGAAGAAACACTACGCGACTCCGAGCCTCCTTGAGCTCGATGGTCCGCTGACGAAACTTGAGAGCAGTGGTGGTAAACTTGTCCATGTTTGGTGGACACGCGCTACACGGGTTTAGGTTGAGCGGCACATGACATGTATTTAAACATTTAATGTCTTTGTATAACAATGGCATCTCTCATCGAGCAGTTTATAGAAATGGCTATGCAAGTGGATCTTGCGAGAACATACATCTCACCACCCGCTGCAGCACTTCTGCGGCAGCGAGGATTTATACCACACAGTTCATACCTTCGCCCACCGCGTCCTATTCCAATTCCACGTCTTCCGTGTCCTGGTATAACAAAGGCGAAGACACCGTGCAAGAACAAGTGTGCTCCAGGACACTCGACGTGTCTGATTCACCGAGAGAATCCAGCGATGCGCGGTTATCCTCAACCGAGTATGCGCTGCCCAGAACTCGTGAATGGTGAGCAGTGCAAGTGTCCAAAGTATAAGCACTACCCTCTGTGTTGGCGACACGCCAAGCGGGCAAACCTACTTCCACCGCCACCTGAAATACCAACTGAATGTTCAATCTGCTATAATGATTTGACACACGACACAACTGTCAAGACGAGTTGTGGACATTACTTTCACGGCGACTGCTTCAATGGATGGAAACAGTCACGGCAGGCGACATTTCAGCGAGTGACGTGTCCAATGTGCAGAGGGTTGCATCCAAATCCTAAGCCACTTCACTCGGCTGCCGCGGGTACTGCACATCAAAATTCACAAGTAAATGTGCTTGTGTTGTAAGTCCCTTTCCTTTGATCTGATAATCACGACGTGGATCCAAAATGCCAAACTTTTCCCGTGTGTTGAACTTGATAGGTCCACTAAAGTGTGGTATAGAAACATCGAGACCGTCGACGGATTCCTGAAATGACACAGTCATGACAAATCTGAGGTCGTCGCCGCGTCTCTCAAACTGAGGATGAGGTTTCACATTGAATGTAATAATAAGATCACCTGTACGTTCCCGATTCGAACGAGCTTGTTCACCCAGCCCCTGAATTCGGTGTTGTGTCCCCGAGTGTATGCCCTTTTCGACATGTAAATTCAAAATAACCGTATCGATTTTTGACTTTTTGTTGTTGCACGTTTGACAACCACGTCGAGTGGATCCACACCCTTGACATTGATCACATTGTCTCGAAAACATTTGAGCAATCATACCCATGTGTGCCATTTCACTCACCGTGCCTTGTCCTCGGCATTTTTGACACGTCTGGACACACGACGGGCAGTGTTTCATCACCGGAACTTTGATTGTTTTATCTGTTCCGGCGAACACCTGTTCGAGAGTGAGATCGATGGTGTGATGACGATCCATCTGTCTCTGCTGACCGCCCATTCCAGGGAACCCACCGCCTCCACCAAACATTTGTGAAAACATCTGTGAAATGTCAGCTGGGTGTGGGTTTCCTTGCATCTGAGGCTCGTCATTTCCAAACTGATCATAACGAGCTCGGCGATCTGGATCTGAAAGCACTTCGTACGCCTGACCAATCTCCTTGAACTTTTCAGAATCCCCACCCTTGTCAGGGTGATGTTTCATGACGAGCTTTCTGTACGCTTTTTTGATGTCATCAGCAGATGATTCTTTATCAATTCCTAATGTCTCGTAGTGACCCATTATTTAATTGAATGTAACTTCTTTAATTCTTGTGATGAACACGCCAAACTGAAAAATTTTCAGAAGAACCAACATGGACAATTGGCTCATCACGTTTCAAGAGATGCTTGAAACCGGTGAGGTTATCAAGATCGGGATCACTTCAGACGGGCGTCCGATATACAAGCAAAAATAGTGTCATGTATACACTTAGAAGCAAAATACAAAGAAAGAACAAACAACAACATGGAGGCGATTGATGCCCAGCTCGATGCTATTCAGACCAAGCTTCGCAACAATATGCAGTTTTATCTGACGGTCAACACAGATCGTGCATTCTGGGAACGGGAAGGCAAGTTTCGTTACCGGAATGGACGTGAGCTGAATGATTGCATCGCAGATGCATTTCTGCCAGTGTATGATGAGTACGAGGAGATTGTTGATAACATTGTATGTACTCTGCAGAATTGTGCATGGGTGGGCATGAATGTAAGCTACCCTCGAGATCCAGATGCTCACATTGATCGTATTGTTGATAATGTTATGGAAGTGTACATTACCGATGGGTATGCAGAACTGCGCGCTGAAATGCTTTCCAAAATTCTCAATTCTTAAATATGAATAGTTGTCATCAGTGCAGGTTTTATGTACCCGGACGTTATCCAAAAACAGCTTACAGGGGGCGTGGAAAACTGGTCCACGATTTTGCAAAGTGTGGTCCGAGTGGACGTTTTTTCGTCTCCAAGAATGCTCCGCCGCAAAAAAACGACCTACTAAATGATGATGAATAGTTAATTACATGTACATTTGAAGAATGTCTCGTATAATCGGATGGCGCTTAATGTCTTCGTCTGTGAACCGCACCTGCTCAATACCGTTTATGTAATTTGTCTCTAGGCGAAGTAGCAAATCTTTGAGTCCGTTATTTTCAAACCCACGATCATACTGACCCGTATCACCTGTGATGATGAGTTTGGAATCCTTCCCGAGACGTGTCATAACCATACGCATCTGATTGGGTGTAGAGTTTTGCATTTCATCCGCGATGATCCATGCATTGTCAAACGTGCGACCGCGCATATATGCCAACGGACAAATTTCAAACTTTGTCGATGGCGAAAGAGCATCCTTCATTGGACGAACCCACGGTTCCATCTTTTTCGAAAGGTCACCCGGAAGAAATCCGTGTTGCTCGTCAACCGATACTGCAGGACGTGTAAGGATGACATGTCGTGCATGTTTTGCAGCCGCGCGGCATGCCATCATCGTTTTTCCAGTCCCTGCTGGACCGCTTGCAATAATAATTGGAATACGGGGATTCTCCAGCAAAGTCTGATACAGCCGATGAGCCATTTATATAAAAATGCATCTATTTTCTAAGTACAACCTGCCATTCGGCGTCAGTCGCATTGAGCACCCGCAAAATGATTCGTCCCGCCTTTTCAGGATCGAACGTCTCTGAGCAACAAAAAATGTCAAGATAGACGCTGTTATTCTCCGGATAGGTGTGCACCGAAAAATGAGACTCTGACAGGACAAGCACGCCTGTAACCCCAACTGGTTCAAATTGGTGAAAGGCTCGGCTGACGACAGTCAGTTTGCACTCATCAGCAATTTGTTCCATCAATGGTTCGAGTTCATCGATCGTCTCAAGACAAACACCAGTGACGTGTCCGATGAGGTGCTTCATTATTTGTTTTTAAAATGTTTAGTTTTTTTATACCATCATGGATGAGTTTAATATTATCGACGGCGAACTTGCGGTGTCACGAGATGGATCAGTCTTTCACATATTTGAACGTGAAAATTTCAACCGAGCAGCGTACAATTACATGATCAATTGGATTCAGAAAAACAAAAATCCATGTGATAATGTTGATACTGTATGGAAAGATGCTGAAGAAGCATGGGACTCAGTGAGTCCAGAAATACATGGACTGCTGATAACTATTGCAGAGAAGGAACGTCAGCAAAATAAAGACATACACGATGGTCTGTTGGCAACATTACACAGCTATCAAGGTCTCAAACACGTTAAAGATTCATTTGAAACGGCTATTCGTTCATGTCTATGGTAGTTTATTTGTTCCACCCTTTGTTAGCTCCCATTTTCATTATTTGAGCATGTGTGTGCCAACCATAATTACGAGCCAAACTGTTATATGCTTCTGCTTGATGCTTACCCATATTTTTGTGTTTTTTGTACTGATTTTTCAAAGCCTTGTTTGCGTTATTTGCTGCAGTAATTGCACTTCTTGGTACGTACGTACCCAAGTTCTTTATTACACTTTCAGGTGTAGCGTTTGGATTAAAAATATTTCTAGGAAGACCAGCAGACATTTATAACTTACTCAGAAAATAAATCGACTTCGCACTCCACCAGAGTCTCTTCTTCATCCTCGATGACAACCTCACATATCCCCTTTTGACGCATCTCGAGCACCCGATCCCAAAACGCCCCCATGACTGGAAGATACTTTGCAAACCACTCACGATCCCTTGGAACCTCGACAACGACAAACTCTTCTGGGGGTCCCTGCTTGTACTGTAAAAAATCACACACCTCAAGATCCATAATCTCAAGGAGAAGTTGAATCTGTGGAAGATAGTATCCCGGAACTTCAGGTTTAATCTTTCGACTCAACGGACATTTAATCTCGAGGAGTCGACCCGACTCGGTGATGCCATCGGGTGAACCACCGAGAAACTTGTGGACCGGATGTTGCACGAGACCAATCTCATGACTAATCTGTCCGTGACGCATGTCATACAAGTCACGAACCATCGGTTCGAGTCTCGTCCCGTGAGCAGTTGCTTCATTTCCAGCCCACGGACGAGCCGCACCACACTTTTTTGCGAGAAGCCCCTCTGGTTTTTCATACGGATTCAGACCAATTGCTGTCGCAGCATCACTCGCTGTGAGTAAATTACCACGAAGGTTGAGCCATTCTTGACTGCGTTGATCCGCGTATGTTTGTTCGATGAGTTCTTTGGCTCTTGGGTGCATCCTATTTCTTAAA